TCCTCAGGGGTTCGACGGCGTGTTGGTTTGTAGTGTTGAGAATCCAAGTATGTCGTCAGTACACGTTCCAGTGGGGACGCATTGCGGTTTTTGGCATTCAGGTTTTGACCAATTTTCATATTCTTGGCACTCATAACGTGTCCAACCCTGATACCCACACGCAGTCAGGGTTAGCGCAAGTGCCCAAGCCAACCCTGCTGCGGTGAGTTTCCGAGTTACTTCCCCGTTAACCCGAAACTCTTATCTTGCGGATTCAACCAGCGCAAGACAACTGGTGCAATTGCTGCAACGCCACCCATTGCAAGGGTCTTTGGGTCTGTCACACCTGCCATGTATAAGGCGAGCGCGGCTGCCATGAATGAGCGTGCCCATGAGGCGATTAAGGCTTTTGCTTTGTCCATTTTTTGGTTTTCTCCTTTGTCGGTTTTTCTCCCGATTTTGGTATTTCAACTGTTGGGTGTTCGCCCTTGTAAGGTACGAATTTGGGAATTCCAAACCCAACAATCTCTTTGCCAACGTTGCGCACCTTCACCATGACCATGCCACCATTTCGTTGGTCGCCTGTTCCGCTAGTATTGCCTTCAATCGTCACGCATGTTTTGTCGTCAATCAAACCCACAACAATGCCAATATGAGAAATGCGGTCAACGCCGTCATGAGGAAAATCCATAAACGCCAAAGCGCCCAACTGTGGAATGTTTGACCAACGGTTTGTTTCTTTAAATTTGTGTGCCCCAATTGCAGTGCCCACGACTGAATGAATCTTGACGCCCGCTTGTGCGCAACACCAATTGACGAATGACCCGCACCATGGCAAACCGTCGGCTTTTGTAAATTTGCCGTACTTCGTCAGATTGTCGCCTTCTTCAATTGTGCCCACTTCAGCCTTTGCAATCTCAATTAACGAAGCCGAAGTGCCTTGCGGATACATCTTAGTCAAGTGTTCCACTTATAGCCCAAGTGCCTTTGGGTCAATACCAAGTGCAGTTAATTTAGCAGCCGCTTCAATTTTGGCTTGTGCAACCGCTTCGGCTTCGGCAGCCTTAGCCGTTTTTGCTGCATTAGATTCTGCCACTTCAGCATTTCTAATTGCTTGCTCAGAATCAGTCATTTCACGAACAACAGTTTCACCTGTTGCGTGGTCGTAAATAGTTACGCTGTCATTTGTCATTATGCTTTCGCCAATCCATAGATAGTTACTTCACCAGTCATTGTTCCAGCAGAAGGTTTTAATAAAATACCTGTATAAGTTGCCGCAGTCATATTTGTGCCACCCATTAAAATTACACCACCTGGTGTTTCGCCTTCAACGCCAGTGCCTGAATATGTAGGTATTTCGCTACTATTTCCAACATTGGTAATAATAAAATTGAGTTGGTCAGGTTGGTTGGCTTTGCCTATATTGTCGGCCAAAGTAAATTGTGCGACATTTGCAGAATTAGCAAAAATTGCGCTAGTGGTATTTCTAACAGTCGTGCCAAAATAGTTTGTTGTTGTTGTAGATGCTCCAACGCGTAACTGCATTTGTAAATCATCGCTGCCAGTCGTGCCTTGTATTCTTTCAATTACTATCAAATAGGATTCATAGGTTGATGTAAAAATTGAATCTATTGTGACTGATGCTTGGGCTGAAAATGTTGTGCGGTTAATAAAGGTCATACCACTTGCAGCAGTTGCTGGTGTAGCCCATGTTGGAACACCACCTGACACCGTCAAAACTTGTCCAGTTGTGCCAATTGCTCGACGCGTGTTTGTGTTGGCGGTTGCTGAAGCGTAGGCAATATCGCCTAAAGTTGTTTCCGGATTTAATGCTTTCAGCCGTGTATCAACGCCTTGCAATGCCACTTCAAAATCTGCGGGCAAATCCGTGACTAAATCGCTCGCCGTTGGGAGAACAAAACCATAGTTGCTTGTGGGATTTGTAATTTGTGTTTCCTTTCCTTAGGCGACTATTGTCGCATTTTCCCAGTCAAGTGTCGGCGACACGCTTGACCAAATTTCTGTCACTGGAACGTCATTCCAACGCATTGCCTGTAATGAGTAAGCAAGTGGTGAAAGTAGCAAGGTGACCGAAAGTTGGTTGTAGGAAGCCTGAAACGACCAGCCTTCAACGAACCCTTGGAATGCGCCTGAACTCATGTTTAAAGGCAAGTTGTTTAGTGCCACGGCTTCACCCATAAAAATGCCAATAAGGTTGTCTCTGTCAGAATTGTCCAATTCAGGATTTGTCAGGTCAAACGTGATTTCGCTAAAGATTGGCTGCGGTTGTTTTCTTAGTGACAGATAGAAATCGGCTTGGCTTTCGGCGTCAGCTGCGTTGTGTAAGGTTGTTGAAATGATTTGGGCAAGTGTGCCGTATTGACCAATTGAAGTCACGTCAAATGCCGTTTTTTCGCTGGAACTGGTTGCGCCATATTTAATTGTTAGATAATTGCGAACGTCGCCTGCGCGGGTTTCAATCCTCAGCCCAGCCCCACGCGCTTGATTGGCATCAAGGTCAACGTAGCCATTGGCTGCAAGGTATGTGGTGCGGTGTGTCGAATCTGCATATTCAATTTGTCCCAGTGCGTTTTCAGAAATATAACCCAAACCTGAAGTTGCAAGTGCTGAAACGAGTGAATAAACGTCAACTGTGGAACTTGTTCGTGCTGCCAATTCGTAGTTTCCTGGTGTGTCTATTGTCCCAAGCCCGTTGTTTTCGGCATTTGCCCACGTAGTTGTTGGGTCATAAGTCGCCCAAGTAACCGCCCCAGCAACTTCAGCCCATGAACCAAATAAAACTTGACCCAAAATTGTGGCAATTTGATTGCCGTCAAAATCTTTTGAAAGCACACCTTCCGTCAATGACTTTGGCAAACGGGCAAGCGCACCAAGTGCGGTGATTGAATAAGTCTGCGTGAACATGGTTGAACCTACGTCACGGACTTCTAAGCCAATATCAACTACATTGCCACCAAAAATTGCAACAAATGTTCCTGAGGTGTCTTTGACGGAAACACCAATTGTTGAGTTAATTGACACGGGAATGGTTGTTTGTGCAAGGTCAATTAACTGAAGATTAACGTAACCTGCCTGCGCCTGTTCATAGATATTTGTCCGACCGCTGCGAATAACCAGGTTTGCCAAAACCGCGTCAGTATATTCAACGCCGTCAATTTCAACTTTCCAAACGGGATTCCACTGTGTCATTAGATTGCCACAAGCGCGGTTGCACCACCCGTGCCACGGTAGTACGAACTATTCAAGGTTTCAACGATTGTGCGGGCAGTGCCTTCTTTGTCAATCGCCCCGTTAACTGTAATGCTGATACGGGCTGCATTTTGTGAATCGGTGAACCCACCGCCCCCCATAGCTGCCAAACGCGCCGCGTTCTGTGAATCAGTAAATCCACCACCACCAGCCACTGACGCAGCAACGCTTGCAGCAACGCTTGCAGCTTTAGCCACACCACCGCCTGAAGTAGTTGCCCCACCGCCTGACGGTGCTGAAATTGTTGGAATTGACGGCACTGCGGTTGAAACGGTTGGTGTCTTGATTGTAGGCACGCTAACTGTTGGCGTTGAAATCTTTGAAACATTAGGCAAAAAGGGAATGGCATTGTAGGCAGAAATCAAGGCGTTGATTCCAGCAACCGCACCCGAAATCAAACCGTTTAAAATCCTGACCACGCCTGCAATGACGTCAATTACGCCACCAGCAATTTTGCCTGCAACTTGCAACGCCCCACCAAGTACCGTGCCGATAACTGGTGCAAGATAGGTTGCAATGTAACCGCCAAATTCTTTGAATGTGTCAAGGTTGTCACCAATAGCATTTTTGACGTAGCCAAATGCCTTTACCAAGCCGTTAATGATTGGCGTAAATGTTGCGCTGATTAAGTTGCCAACTTGTGTGATGTAGCCACCAAGACCACCGCCCTGAAGACTGAAAGCGTTTGAAAATGCGTTGATTGCTGGCAAGGCGTTTTGGTTGATAAAGTTAATAACCTTTTCAAGTATTGGCAATAAAGCAAAACCAATTGTTTCTTTGGCTTCGTCAAATGCCACTTGCATACGGGCAATGCGCCCCGCGTAAGTGTCAGCGTTGCGAGCAGCAGCCCCGCCAAATAAATCTGAAAGACGACTTTGGACGTCGGTAAATGACATGGTTTTTAGTTGCGCAGCTGATATGCCTAAACCTAATTTGCCCAGGGCAGTTGTGTTGCCTTCGTAGGCTTTGCCCAACGCATTTGCAACCGTTTCCAGTGGCTTGCCTGTTGCAGTTGATACGTCAAGTGCGGTTGAAAGTAAATTTTGCGCCTGTGTAATGTCGCCCGTTGAACGAACCAAGCGACCCAAGGCTGGACGCAGTTGGTCGTCAGCCACACCCGTGGCAAGTGACATTTTAAGAATAGATTGTTCCGTTGCTGCTATTTGCGCCGTGGTTGCCCCTGTGGCGTTCTCTAAGGCCAGGGCTAATTGTGTTTGCGCTTTCTCATCTTCAATGGCGGCTTTGACGCCTTCAATGCCTATTTTGACGGCATAAGCACCAGCAGCAGCGGCAGCGGCAACGAAGGCCGCGCCAATCATTTTGCCAGTCTTGCCAATCTTGTCCCCAAATGTATCAACGTCTTGGGTTGCAGATTTAAGCGACTTGTTGAGATTATCAACGTCACCAAGGATTGAAAGTTTAAGAGTACGACTGCCAGCCATTAGTCATATTCCTTTACTATTTTGGAAAACGATTCTTCCCATTTCTTAATGATTTCGGGTTGAACGCTTCGCAAGGTTGGATAAATAAACCAGCCACGTGAACCGCGACCTTCACGCCCTGACCACACTGGAAATTGCTTGTACTTGTTTGAACCAAATTCAACGCCACCCCATACTTGCTGAGTTGTTGCGCCACCGCTTAGTTTTTGCCCCGCGTAACCAAATGAGATTTCACCAACTTTTGAAGACTTGGAAACCTTTGAACCGTCGGCAACACGATTGTCAACCAGGTTGCGCGTACGGCTTGACGCGGTTGCTTTAATCTTGCCCTGAACATATGTTGCCAATTCGCTGGTTGCTTCTTTGGCTTGTGTCAATGCTTGGTCGTCCATTGCTTTGAAAGAACGAACAATGGCGCGCAATTCATTCTTGTCGTAACTGATTGCTTCAGTCGCCATTTGCTCGCCTTTCCAAAATCTCAATGACCGTCAAAATGTCTTCGGCTGATTCAAATTCGTTCGGTGATAGCCCCGTTGCCAGGGCTATCTCCCAAACTATTCTGCTGAGGCTTCCGACTGCGTGGCTTTTGGGTTTGCCTCACCCACTATCACTTCGGAAATCGTTTCCGTCCATGCTTCGATTGGCTTGACTGGTTTCCCAGCTGCTTCGCGTTTCATGGCGTGATATGCAAGAAATACTAAATCGGATATACCGATTTTTTCCTGCGCTTGGGAAATGGTATGACCCGAATGTTTTTCCCAACGAACCCATTCAGGTGGCGCAGCCGTGTAAGTTATCTGCGTCCCGTCGTTATATTCAATTGTGATTGGTAACTTCATTTTGTCTCCCGATTAGTAGTTTTTAACTGAAAGTTTCAGTAGGTGTTCCCACCACTATAAATGATAGGTCAACTGTCTGCGCGTCAGGTGCTGCCCCGCCGACTGAAGGAAATACTGGCATTACGTTAAACGCAAAAACCGCACCAGTGACGGCAGTAAGTGAAACTGCCAAAACTGTGTTTGGTGCATTTTCGCATGCAGTCCACAATGCTTCGCACAATGATGAAGCCGCGCCCCAGTCTGCAAGCATTGAAACGTCAAATGTCCACTGGTCGTCAATGTGCTTGTAAGCCTTGCCGTCAAGTGTTTGGTACGTCTCCACGGTTGGTGAATTCGCAAGTGTTGCACTGGTCGCTTGTGCGTCATAATTTACGGTTGCAATGGTCACGACTAAATCGCGACCAGTTATGATTGTCGTTGGCATTTTGTCCCCTATGTTGTTTGTGTGTAGTACGTCGAAACGTTTATGTCAGCAACCAGCATTGGGCTTTGTCCTACTTCCAATACGGTCGGCTTTTCAACAACGCCAACAACGTATCCTGCGGGCATTGCCGCAAGAATTCCTATGATGAGTTTTTCCAGGTTGTCTAGTGAACCTGCGTTGCTATTTGAAGCAACAATTGCAGTGATTGCAAAGTTGATTTTGACTTTGGTTGAAGCCTTGCCAATCAACACAACTTCCATGTACGGCGAATCGGGCACAATGACGATTGCTGGTGGAATTGGTGATTCAGGAACGCTTGAATAACAAGTTGCCGCAAGTGAAGAAAAAGCGGTGGCTAAGGCTGCGCGGGTGTCAGCGACGGCATTGGCTGGCATTATTGACAAACCGTTTCGACGTCTAAAAATGGCATAAGTAATGTGGACACCCTGTTGGTCAAACTTCTACCCATGCGATACGGCGTGCTGGCAAAATCTACGCCCTCAATCTGACCGCCCGCTGCGACGCGTGACTGAAAGACTTCAACGCTGACTGCAAGCACGGCTGATTCAATTGGGGCACTTGTGGCGTAAATATCAGCTGCGGAATAGCCTGAAAGTGTTGCCGTGCCTGTTGGGATTATGTCGCGCAAAGTCACGTTTGTTGAAGTGAGTGCTGCGGTGAAATAGTAAAGTTCTGATTTGACGACGGTATGCGTAGCAGTAAAAGGTGCTGGCAGTCCAGTCACAATGACGGATTGACCTGCTACAAAATGGTGTTCGCGTTGAGTGTAGAAATAAGCCACGTTGGAATCTAGTTTGTAAGCGTTAATTGCTGAAGTATTTGCAACCAGCATTGGCAAAATG